AATTAGTCTTTTGTGGCATTTTAGAATTCTAGTATGATTTTAATGTCTTCTTTTTGACGAGAGTTTCTAACAATCACGGGTCTATTATCTAGATAAATTATTTCTCCTGACCCTTTATTTATCTCAGAATCAGATAAACCAGAAACGAAGTTAGTTCCTAAATTAATCAATTTGTTACCTGATGGATTAGTGGTAATGCCTGAAAAATCAATAGATATCTTACCACTAAATGATGAAGTCTTTCCTTTTATAGAATTTACTATTGTTGAACCAGTCTCGAATTGATAAATTCTACCTTGAGTAGATATTCCAGTATAATCAGTATGATCGTAAGTAGTCGCATTAAATGATAATGATCTATCTCTAAAATATTTTAGTACTTTAGTGTCATCATCATAAGATGCTATAAAAGCTGTTGCTTCTTTACCCTGATTAGGTGAAAATGCGAGTAGTTGTGTAATCTCCTCACCAACTTGTGGAGTTCCTGTCACTTCATCGGTAAATTTAATTGCCTGTAATGAAGAAAAAGTACTATCAGTATAAGTTACTGAGGTTCCAACTTTTGTTGGATTCTTAACAATACCAACCTGAGAGAATTTTGTATCAATTGGGAAATCTTTTGTAGATTCATCAAATCTAGCATAAACAATAACTCTATCTGTGCCTAACTCTTTATAAAGATCATATCCATGACCCAATGAAGGTGGAATAATCGGTATTAACTTTGCTGCATTAGGAACTCCACCAGCTGGTTGAAGTGTTGCTAAATCAACTAGTGCATAACTATAACCCTTTCCACCAGCACTTACTGTAACATTTGTAATTTTACTGTTTACAACATCAACTCTTGCTTTGGCTCCAGTGCCATCTCCTATTATATCGACTTCTTGACTCAAACCATTATTATAACCATCTCCAGATTTTTCTATGTAAACATGTTTGATTTGATTTTCGTTTACACTTGAATCTCCATTTTCTCTGACTGCCACTATTTGAGAATCGGTGCTTGTTGACCAATTGTTTGGAACAGTAATAAATTCTGTTGAATCAAATTTAACAATATCACTAGGAGAAACAGTGAATAGGTATTTCCATATAAAACCATCACCACTACTACCTGCTGCTGATGGTTCTAAATCTGTAAATGTTGGTTCGTCTTGTGATACGTTTCCAGCTGGATTTGACCCTGTGGAACCATTATCAATACAAACGTAGACTTTGAAGTCTGAGTTAAGGACATAATATTTTGCATCATATAGACGATTTGCCTTTTCTACAGCACTTTGATTACTAGGACTGTAATCATCTCTATAGATATCATATCTAGTTCCTGCAACCCAATCAATTCTTCGTATTATTCTTCTAATATTTGCAGACGAGACTTTTTTCCCATACATCATTGTGTCTCCAGAATGAAGTCTATATGCAAAACTATCAGTTGGAGAAGGAGTATCAGTATCCCAATCGCCAGATCTACCATAACCCACAAGACTACCAGCACCTTTAGGATTTGGTAAACCTACGTAAACATAGTACGAATTATTTGTATTTTCTACTGATTCAACAAAATTATTTGCGTTCAGAATTCTAAATTGGTCAGTAACAATAGCCGACATCTTAAAATTTTACTTTTCTTTTTATTTATAGTGGTTATTTAATCAAAGTCCAAATACTCTGATCGCACCAGTGGATCTAAGACCCCTATGTGATGTTGAGTCATAATTTTTTCTTTGAATGGTTGGGAATGTAGTCAAACCAGTATTTACAGTTAATCCAGTCACTCCTATTGAAATTGGATTATTTGATCGCACTCCATCGTATAATCTTCCCCAACTTAATCGACCCAATGATGTTGTAACACCTGCTGTATCAACACCACCTGTAAATCCTGCTGGACCAGGATAGTGGAAACCTGTGGTTGATATACCTCCAATGTTAGATCCATTTTCAACATTACAAATAATTTCACCATCAATACCTCCTCCACTAGAAACAGACGCTACTTGATATACATTATCTAAAAATGTTGTCCCAATACCAACAACGGAGGAGTTATGACCATACACAGATGTAACTCCGTGACCCACTGAGGTATCTCTGATGAAGACTGGATATCCAGGTTGCAGTCTAGGTTGAACAGTCTTTGTTGCCCTAAAGAAGAACTTAAGTGCTGCTTGTGTGCCACTATTTGTAGTTGTAGTAGTGATACCCGTGATAATTCCTGTAAAACCTTCTGCCTGATTAAATGATGTTACTTTTTCAGTTTGGAATAGGGGTAATTCTACAAGAACTTCTGGTGGATTAGAGTGAGTGTAACCAAATCCAACAGCAGTTAATGTTGTATCAGTCACTGAACCATTTGTTATAGTGGTTGTTGCAAATGCTGTAGAACCTATACCAGTCGTAGTTCCAGAACCAATTGGTGGACGGATGGAAATACTTGGTGCAGATAAGTATCCAGAACCTGCATTCGTAATATCAATTGAAATAGTTCCAGCAGCAGAAACTATAGCAGTTGCTGAAGCACCAACATTAATTTTTCCTGATGATATTAAAGCATCAAACTCAAATGATGATAAACTATAAAATGTTTCTTCATATTCAAATGACTCAACTTCATCAACAAATATACTATTTGCACTATTTGTTCCAGAAATTATTGATAGATCTCCAATAATTTTTGCAGTTGGGTAAATTTGTGGTTCAATAGAAGGTCTAGATTTGTCTATTATTTGACCATTTACAACTAAATCAACTTTTTGTTTTGTCCATCTGATTGGTTTTTCATTTACTTCATCAACACCTAATCCAGTGTAGATATTAGTTTCAACTAAATCTGCACCTAATATTTCTTTTACAACTCTCTCACCTGTTTGAGATGTAGTTATACCTATTGGACTCTTTGTAATTTTTAGTTCATCACCAATCTTTATAGTTTCTTGTACATCAACTATATCTACATCTACTCCATCTTGACCCTTATAAAAGAATATGTCAACTTTATCATGATCATTAGCACCTGGTGAAGTTTCTCCTGAAGGTGCTTCCTTAAATATGAATGTAGTCCCTCCTTCAAACGAATAAGATTCACCTGGTTTTTGAAGAACTCCATTTACAAATATTAATAAAACAGCATCTAAATCTATCAGTGCAGATTGTGTGTTTGTACTATCTTTTTCAAAACTTAGTAATTGACCATTAAAGAATAATGGGAATCTTACTCTCGAACCATCTTGTAAATTTCTAATGTCATCGATGAAATCTATCTCACCAAATTGCCAAGCAGAAAACTTATCATTAAATATTCCTAATACTTCAAGTTCAAACTCGTTAATTGGCTTTGTTAAATGTGCAGCAGTCACTAATCCAACAGGTTTAAATTTATCACCAATTTTAAATGAATGACCAGATCTTGCTATTTTGAATTTAGATATTTCAAAAGTGGTTGAACCAATTCCAACAGTTGTTTTCGATGCACCCACCTCTACATCAAGTAATAAGTTAGATCCAGTATCTGTTGTTGATCCTACACCTAACCTTGATACACCAACTACAGGTAAATTATCATAATTAGGTTCAGGAATTATAATTTCTGGATTTACATAACTCGTTCCAGCAGAAACTATATTAAATGATAAAGTTCCTCCTACACCAACAGTAGCAGTTACATTCGCACCAGTTCCACCTCCACCACCTTGCCCAACGAAGAATGTTATTGTATTGATTGTAGTTGCTCCAATACCAGTTTGTATACCTGCAAATGGATCTTTACCACCTACACCATCAGATGCAATCCCTTTAGTTTTAGATACTTCACGAGGATAAGGGTGATTAGAGAAGAAATCATCTTTAGAACACTTAAATACTAATCCACCAGTGTCAATACCAACAGTGTCACTAGTTGTAAACGTATGATTTGGTATAGTTAGTATTAAATTACCAGTATGAGAAATATATTGTGCATCTGTGGCAGTAAATCCTTGACTTGCTGCTCCTGAAAATGCAGTTTTCTTAATTGATCCAATTCCAGAACTTACAAATCTATGTTCATATGCTTGATCTGTTACACCAATTGCAACTGATCCACCACGATATCCTGAACCAAAATTAAGATCTTCAAAAAATTCATATGC